AAATAACTAAGGTTGTATTCTTTAGGTATAGCTTAGCTTATCCGAGTAACTTAGATTTACAAAAGGTTAAGAGGATGCTCCGTCTAATTCCTACTAAGTTGTAAGGTTATTTTCTAAGGGCGACTTCTTATGTTAGAGTTGAGTCTTCCGTTAAACAAAGGTTCTTTATATGAAACGTAAATTTACACCTAACAAAGAATTTGAAGAATGGATTGCTAATCCGTTCATGCTTAACAAAGATAACGACCCAGGTTCTGCTGGTGAATACACTCACCCTTATACCAAAGGTGCTTGGGAATGCTACAAGAAGTTTATTGTAGAACCAGATGAGACAAGGGTAGTGACTCAAGAAGAACACCAAGATGGTTCTGTACAAATGATTGTCAATTTTCTACAACGGATGAAATCTTCTTATGGTCTTGTGCTAAGATGCGATCCGAATGATAAGTTGATTGTTATTTGTTCAAATACCGGAACTTGGTGGCATCTGAATGAGTTACAAGATGCCGGTTTGATTTAAAGGAAACAAACAAATGAACTCTTACTCAAAGAAACTATGCTAATATACCAATACATCTTCTTCCCTCCTGTAGGGTACGGTTGGATTGATAACTGCCAACAAGCTGCGATTAATGCAGGTTATCCCATGTTCCTTTGGTATGACAGGATTTATGATAGTTATACAGGCGAAGATACAGGTAAAACATCAAAGGATATTTCTTGATGGATAAGTATCAACTATCTCAGGTGCAAGCTTATCTAAACTCGTGTATCCAGAAAGAGACACAGAGACTTAGTAAGATCAACCCAATGAATTCACGCAAGAGTGACTGGTATAATCAGTCAGAATTGATCAGGTCATTGGTATTGGCACTTGCTGAACTAAACAAAGTGAAGGATGTACAATGAAAGACATTCACCCTGATCATTTAGATATTATCATTACAGAAATCAAAAGACTTCAGGATCTTATTGAAGATGCAGTAGAATGGAACTTCGGTCGTGCTCCTGATGAACCCTGGTTTGATGCATGGGTGAATAAACGTAATGAACTGTTTCATGTTTTGACAGACTTGGATTTTGAAATTTGCCGAAACCTTGTTACCGAACTTTTTGGAGTCTGAATGCAAAAGGAAGAACTATTTGAAATGCTCAAGGACATCCCAAGACGCTCACAAGCAGACTTGATCGCTACCAGATGATGCTACAATTCTTATTCCTGAACTCTATCAATACAACGAAGGTTGGTACTGGTCAGAAGTAACTTGCTTTGTGCATAATCCAGATAATACTATTGAACTCTACACAGGAGAAACAAACCATGACTAACACAAACAAGATTGATTTCACAAAACCTTTGCAGACTCGTTCTGGTTTGAAGGTTCGGATTCTTAGTACTGCATTTGCGTTTGAACAATTAGATAGTAATTATTCAATTACCGCAGAAGTAGAAACTCGTGGTTATCAGTCATACGATATTGACGGTAAGTATTACTCTGGTGACGATGAAGAATTTTACTTGGACCTCCAAAACATCTCAGAAGAAACCTTCGAACAGAAGGTAGAACGATTTAAGAAGTCAGAGTTTTATATCTCTGACAAAGAGCACCAGTACGGTAATGAGATTGTAATCTGGCATCACGCAACAGGTTTTGAAATCTTTACTAGTTTTGAAAACGCAATGGAATCGGTGTATTTCAAATGAATAATCAAACTACCCCAGAGCAGATCTTCATTGAATACTGCGATACTAACTTCGGTAAATCACAAGGTAATCTTACTCAGTTTGAACGCTTTGCAACTTATTGGGAAATCTTTAAGGTTGCTTACGCCGCCGCTTGGAATGCAGGTGCAGATCATGGGTATCTACTTGGTGCCAATGATGAATTCGACAATGGTTACCGCAAAGGTCAACAAGATATGCAGGTGGAGATTGATCAAGCTTGCCGAGACTCTTACCGAGAAGGTTATCATGACGGTCGTTCAGAAGAATACGGTGGAGTTTTCTAATGCTTAAATCCTTAATCCAACTTGTACCTTTCGGTATTGATGAAAATTCAAAAGTAATCTCTGGTTTCTATATTGCTAATACTGGTTATTCAGACATGGATTCTTTTGGTACCAACTTTGATTACGTCATAGGTTACTTCGAAAAAGCTTCTAGGTTTACAGATAACAAACCAGTGGCTAAGATTCTATTTATTGAAGATTGGTGCAATAATCAAGGTACTTTTGCTTTGATGCAAGAAATCTTTGGTAAATCAGAAAGTTACTGGTGGGGTGCAGAAGATTTGCGTCTACCAGAGTTGTGTAGTGCATTAGAATACAAAGCAATCGAAATCTTTAAACAACGAGCTATTGAGGATGGAATCTATCAATGAAAACTAAACAAATCGGTGAAACTAATTCACCTATTCAAACAATGAGTGACATTATCTTTTCGGCATCAAGTCCTTGAGATAACCCTTATCAAGGTAAAGATCGCAAGGTTCTATTTGTTTGTAGTGCAGGCATTCTTCGGAGTGCAACCTGTGCTAGAATCTATGCTGCTGAGTACAATACTCGTTGTGCAGGTTCTGAGCATTATGCTTTGATTCCTGTTACTACTGACCTTCTTGCTTGGGCTGAAACTGTTGTGTTTGTTAACCAAGAAAACACAAACCGAGTTAGTCAAAAGTTCGATCTTGATGATCTTGGGAAGCACAAGGAAATTGTTACCTTGAATATTCCTGATCAATACGAACACATGGACCCTGTCTTGATTCGGATTATTAGGGAACAGTTGGAAGGTGTTTTGTGAAACAAAATAACCTATTGCGAAGCAAAGAGGGAATTCTTTAAGGAGGTTATTATGTATTTCATCTGGGGTTTTCTATCTGCAATTCTAATGATCTGTATCTTTTCTGCAATTGTTCACAGCCTTCGGTGGATTCAAGATACTTTTCAAGGTACAATTCATGCTGTTGAGGTTGAGACAGATGATTACTCCAATAAACAGTAGGTATGGCACAGAAACAAGACATTACTGCTATCATCTACGACAAGCGAGGAAGAGTCCTGAGCATTGGTAGGAATTCTTACTGCAAGTCCAACCCTTTGCAGAAGTTGCACGCAGACAAAGTAGGATTACCTGAAAAAATCTTCTTGCACGCCGAAGTTCATGCTATAGTTAAGCTAAGGGATCACCAGAAGCCTTACAAGATGTTTGTAAGCAGAGTGCTTAAAGATGGTAGCTTAGGTAATGCAAAACCTTGCTTGATCTGTCAAAGCGCAATCAAGGCTTGTGGTATCAAAGAAGTTGAATTTACTTAAAGGAAATACTATGGATAATACTTGTGAAATTGATGGTAAAGTCTGCACTGTTGATGAAATCTCTAATTGTGTAGTTCATGGAGTAACGTACGTTGCAGTTGAAGATACATATGCTTGTGATGGTTGTATTGCTGAACATGATCGTAATTTATGTGAATCATTATTGGCTCACAGTAACTGTTCAGATGAGTCGATTATCTGGATCAAGAAAGAAGAACCTGTTGTGAAAGCTACAGAAGTTATCACCTTCACCAAAGAACAAGTGAATTACCTTTCAGAAGTCTTTGGTATTGATGCAACAGAAGAAGTCCTGAAGGTTTCTGATGGTTTTGTTAAGAATTCAGGTATGGTTTGGTGGAAGTACCAATTCGGCCCTGAGCATGTAAAAGCTTCAGAGCATTGGGATAATATCAAGGCTTGTCCTGATGTGTATTCAGTAAAAGAACCTACGTATAAGGTGGTATATGAGTAAATCAACAAGCTACGTTACCCGAAGTGAACTCTGGGTTCACAACTCCTGCAAGGAAGCTCTAGAACTGCTCATGTTGCTTCGAAAAGAGAAGGTTGATGCCTGGGTAGCCTTTATCAAGGAAGATCGCCTGAAGCCTCAATTTAGGAACTTCTGGAATCTGTTTGGGAAACCGAAGGATACTGATGATCTGGAAGTTCTAAGGGATTACTCAGACGACAAGTATCTCTGGGATTGGTGGGGTGTTGAAACTTCGTTTAGTTGGGAAGAAAAACAACTCATGAAAATCCTATCTGCAACTGATCCTGAATTATACTCGGGTCATGTAATGCAATTATCTGTAGAGGATTCTGTTTTGATTGAGAAGTGGAACAACCGCGTAGAAAATAGGAGGGAAAATCCTGATGAACACAAATAAGAAAACACACGTATACCATAAGTTGAGTGCTACTGGAAACCTACTGTGGCTCCTTGGATGCATCCGTCTGCACAAAGACGGCGATGGAATCGGACTAGTATTTCGATGGTGGAATCCTATTTCACTACTAGTTCTACTCCTTGCAATCATCCCTTGTGCTATCTTTGGTGAACCTCTACTTGAAGCAGTACCTTTTAAGCTGAGTAAATTCTGGAAAGACAATATGGATCAGCTTCAATCTGTGACACCATTTACAAAGTTGGATTCACTAAAACCTTTTGTATTTAAACAGGAGAATTGCTTCAAATGAATCTAAAACACATCAAAATCGAACCTCTGTCAGATGAGTATGACTGCGACACCTGCGGTACTTCCTGGGCTACTGGTTATGAAGTAACCTTCCCAGATGGTTCTAGTTTTACCCTTGAACCTCAAGCTCATTGCCTTGGGGGTAATGATTGGTCAGAAGCTGAACTTATGGAAGAAATCCTAAATCATCTGGGTTATACTACGGTTGATCATGATACCTCTGAGGGTCTTGGTGAATATGATTACGATTCAGAATACTATGTATCTTAAAGGAAACTGGTATGAACCAACAAAGTCAAGTAGAATTATTCTGGGACAAGATCAAGTTGCAATTCGGTGATACCCGAAGTTGGAATGAATTGAACCCCGTAGAGCAGCATACATTCATTCAAGGTATCAATTGTATCTTGAGTGTATTTAATAAATCATGAAACAATTAACTCACTCTGAAATAGGTAGAACAGCTTTTCCTTGGAAAGATCCAAGTAATTTTACTTCTACTTTTGGTAGGACTCACCCTTTGCGTGATCCTAATGAAATATGCATTTACTGCAAGAATGAAAATACAGATCGTGTCTTGGATCAAGCTTTATTGAAACCTTTCTTGGATTTCTACAAAGAAACCAAGTTCAAGGCTTTTCATTGTCCTGCTTGCGAAGCTGTGTTCTCTATTTATTATAAAGGAAATTAACATGAACTCAAACGAACTAGAATTTGAAGATAAGATTGTCATTCAAGAAATGCAATGGCATATTGATAACGCAATGAAAAGAGATTCTGATAATTTCAGTCAATATGGACAAGATATGATTCAGGCTATGGTGAAGGTGTTTTGCTTTTATGCTTTACGGGAACAACAAGAAGAGTTGTTTAAGAAGTATCCTCAGCTTGAGCAATTCAGGGGTTAAGATGAAAGTAGTTCTTTACCCTTATAACCTTTACCTCGATGATGTAGAATTTCACCATGGCTTATCAGTAAAGACAGGTAGAGTAATCAATGGAGGTTGGGATTACGAAAGTACAGAAGACATGGTTCTCTGTTGGGGTTGGCGTGAAAACTCAGACAGTTTACCTGTTTCAGAATATCCAAGAAATAAACCAGAAGAGTATTACGTAATTGTTCCGTTCAATTACACAGAAGAAATTACTGACTTCAGGGACTATATGCAAGTTATGAATTGGGCTGACAAGCAGTCACCTTCAACTGAAGGAGATTTGAAATTAGCTATTGTTTTGGATTCAGAGTACAAAGCTTTGAAGAAACAAGAGTACAGTGACATGTTTGATGACGACATTATATTTTAAAGGATAATATGAAACCAGATAATTTCAAACCCATGTTAGCAGTTTCCGCTGAAACCTCTCAGGTGAAATTTCCAGTAATGGCGTCTGTAAAATTAGACGGCCTTAGAGGGTGCATCTTCGGCGGAATCGCCTACAGTCGTTCTCTGAAGCCCCTACCTAACCTGCATATCCAACAATGGTGCAAGCTCAACCAAGAGGCTCTAGAAGGCCTTGACGGGGAGTTTATTGTAGGTTCTGAAACAGATCCTTTGGTCTTCAGTAAGACTACTTCGGTTGTAATGTCAATTGACAAGGTTCAGGATTTTACCTTCTTTGCTTTTGATGTTGTTGATACTGATAAGACAGCCTTTGAGCGTTATCAGGATCTGTTACAGAAACAAATCAAGGATGAACTACCAAAGGAAGTTTGGGGTGTAACTCAGGTTCGTATTGAAAACCCCAAACAGCTTGAAGCATTTGAAAAGGATGCTCTTGAACAAGGTTTCGAAGGAACAATGCTGAAGTCCTTAGACGGTAAGTACAAGTTCGGTCGCAGTACAGTTAAATCTCAGCAGCTTCTAAAGCGCAAGCTATTCGTTGATTCTGAATTTGAGATCGTAGGTTTTGAACCTAAGTACCACAACGCAAACGAAGCTGTAATCAATGAGCTAGGCAGGACTTCTCGTAGCACTTCCAAGGAAGGTCTTGTAGCTTTGGATACACTTGGGGCATTGCTTTGCAAAACAGCTTCAGGTACAATCTTTGGTGTAGGTACAGGTTTTGATGATGCTACCCGAAAGAGCCTCTGGGATCAGCGAGAAAGTCTACTTGGCCAGTTAGCTAAGGTGAAGTATTTTGAAGTAGGGATGCAAGGTGATACACCAAGGTTTCCGACTTTCTGTGCAATCCGAAGCCCTGATGATATGAGTAACTAATAAAGGAAAACAAATGTTCAAACTATATTCATTCTATGTAGACTGTGGCCGCTGTGGAGAAATCAGTGGTTTATTCATTGCTCTTGAGCAATCTGTCAAGGGTTCAATTGGTAAGTTTGTTTACCTAGGTGAAGTCCTGGGTAAGCATTCTGATGTTTCATTCCGCCTTAAAGCAGAAATGTTTAAGGATTACTTTTCTGGTCAACCTGACGCTGAATCAAAGCACCAGAAAGCTATTGACCTATTCGGTATTGGTGGGATTTCAGGCATTAATCCTTTTGATTATATTGAAGAAGAATTAGAGGAATCAGAAGATGATTAAATCAGATAGTAAGAAGAATGCAAATCTCCTGAATCTAGTTGAAGAACGAACAGCTTTAACTTATCAAAAGAAGCAACTTGAAGATGAAATTCTTGCAATTGATAAGAAGATCAAAGCTGATTGTCATCACCCGATGCTTGTTCAGAAAGAGCATTATTCTAGCGGAGGATATGATTATAGATCCAGCAGTACAACCTGGGATGAATGCACTATTTGTGGCAAGCATTTCAATTCTGTAACTACTGAAGGTTCTTTTGGTTAATTAAGGATCTAGATGGCAAATTATAAGTATCACAAAAGCTGTGATAATTGCGGAAGTAGTGATGGGTGCGCTGTCTATGATGATGGGTCACTGCACTGCTTCGTTTGTTCTTTTACAGTACCAAGTAAAGAGTATATTGAAGAGAACAAACCAAAGAATAATCGAACCAGACAAAAGGAAAAAGTTATGGTAGCTGACAAGATTGAAAAAGCAGAGAAAACAAAACCTATTATTACTCAGGAAGAACGCGATTTAGTTAAGGAACTTTCCATTGTATCTGGTTCTGATTATCGAGGTATCAAGGATGAAACCTACAAGTATTTTGGTGTAAGGCACTTCTACGATGATGAAGATAATCTTACAGATCAATACTACCCTTGCACCCAAGAAGGGCAACTGACAGGTTATAAGATTCGTGAACTACCTAAGACATTCCGAAGCGTAGGTCGTACCGGATCTGATTGCGAACTGTTCATGCAGTTTAAATTCAATCGAGGCGGTAAGTATCTTCTGTTGGTTGAAGGTGAAGTGGATTCCCTCAGCGCGTATCAGATGTTCAAGGAATACAACAGTAGCAAAGGTTCTGACTTTGAAACAGCAGTGGTAAGCCCAACTGTAGGTGCTAATTCAACAAAGCAAATTGCTAGTCAATATAAGTTCTTTGATTCGTTTGATAACATCATCCTTGCCTTTGATAACGACAAAGCAGGGCAAGCAGCAGCAGAAAAGGTTCTAGGTGTTCTACCAAAGGGTAAGGTAAAGCTTATGAAACTTCGCTATAAAGACCCTAATGAATACCTTGAGAAAGGCGAACAACGAGCTTTCATTTCTGACTTCTACAACGCTGAAACCTATGTGCCTGCTGGTGTAGTAGGTAGCTCTCAGTTGTATGAAAAGCTCTTGCAGTCCATTGGTATCGCAAAGATCCCTCTACCTCCTTTCTTGACTAAATTAGATGAAATGCTGGGCGGTGTAGAACTAGGTTCCATTGGTGTCCTAGCAGCAGGTACAGGTGCAGCCAAGACTACAGTAATCAATGAATGCTTGTATTACTGGTTATTCAATTCACCTCACAAGATTGGTGTAGTTTCGCTGGAATTAACTTGCGGTCAATATGCACAAGCAATGCTCAGTCGGCACATTCAGAATAAGATTGCTAATATCAAAAACACGGATGACAAGTTAGCTTATGTTTCCTCTGAAGAAGTCAAACAGAAAGCTGATGAGTTATTCAAAACAGAAGATGGTTCAGACCGTTTCATGGTTATTGATGAACGAGATGGTAGCATTGAAGTTCTACAAGACAAGATTGAAGAAATGATTATTTCTTGCGGGGTTAAGGTGATTATCTGTGACCCTGTTAGCGATTTATTCGAGGGGCTACCTAATGAAGAACAAGCAGCTTTCATGAAATGGTTGAAGTCAATGGTAAAGAACTACAACGTAACTTTTATCTTGATTGCTCACATCCGAAAGAGTAGCACTAATAAAGATTCAGCAAGCTCAGGTTCGTTTATCCCTGAAGAAGCTATCTTCGGCAGTGGTTCAATCATCAAATCAGCAAGTTGGGTTGCAATGATGCAACGTGACAAGTACGCAGAAGATGATACAATCCGAAATACAACGCATGTTGTCTTGAGTAAGAACCGAGCTACAGGTGTAACAGGTAACGCCGGTTCAATGTACTACTGCAACAAGACTCACCGATTGCATGATCTTGACGCATGGTTGAATGGTGATGTTAATTAACTTATAAGGAACTTTGAATGGAACTTGAATTAGATAAACTGTGGGTTTGGGACATTGAAACTTACCCTAACTGTTTTCTGTTCGCTATTACCCGAGCAGATGGAAAGCACGAGAAAGTCTTTGAGGTTTCATTCCAAGCCAATGAAATTAACCGAATCGAAGCCTGTATTGATTACATCAAAGAACAAGGTCATGATATGGTTGGTTTCAATTCCTTGGGGTTTGACTACCCTGTTATTCATCGACTCTTGACCGAATGCAAAGTACAGACAGGTAAAGCTATTGCTGATAAGGTTTGGAAATATGCACAGGAACAGATTGATTCGTTCAAGGATGGTTTTGGTTCTTCGGTTAAGACCGATGATAGGTTAGTCCCTCAGATTGACTTGTACCGAATCTGGCACTTCAATAACAAAGCAAAAGCTACAAGCCTGAAAATGCTTGAGTTCAACATGCGAGAGCAGAATATCGAAGACTTACCTTATGCTGTAGGTTCTTACCTTGACTCTGAGCAAATCAAGAAGCTCAAGGAATACAACTTGCATGATGTACGGATGACTCTTGTATTCCTAAAAGCAAGCAAGTCCCAGGTTCAGTTCAGAAAGCAACTTTCAGCCAAGTACAACCGTAATTTCATGAATCATGATGACACAAAGATCGGTGCGGATTACTTTGTCATGAAACTAGAAGAAGCCAGTATTCCGTTGTACAAGTACAAGAATGGTAAGAAAGTAATGAACCAAACACCTAGACCTGAAATTGATCTAAGTGAATGCTTGTTTGATTATTACGATTTCACTCGACCGGAATTCATTGCAGTTAAAGAATGGTTTGATTCTCAGATCATTACAGAAACCAAAGGTGTATTCAGTGACATTGAAGAACACCGACTTGGTGCTGTAGCTCAGTACGCAGAAATGCAAGTCAAGAAGACTAAGTTCAAAACTAAACCTTCTGATCTAGAAATCAAGAAGTTCAAGAAGGATTACCCTTTGGGTTGGGTTGAAGAAGAAGAACTGAAAGCTACCGAATACTTGTTTGATGAAGAAGGTAACCACGTTACTGAAAATACAGTTGACGCTAAAGGTAGGGTGAAGGTAAAGAAAGTCCGTGTACCAAAGAAATCCTATTGGGGTTGTTGGAACGAAGCCGAAACACTGAATGTAGTTGTAGAAGGTTTCAGGTATGACTTTGGTGTAGGTGGTATTCATGGTAGCTTATTGA